TGCCGTCCTTCAATTCTAACAAAAACAATCTGTTGCGGTATCCAACAAGCAAATCTGGACAACCGTTGCCAACCGCAGCCAACGACTGCACCGTTGCCCCGATCTGCCGCAAGGCTTGCACAATCTCAGTTTGGTTTGCATCTACTTTTGCTGCACGGCGCATAGATTCTCCAGATGTTAAAAAACCGCCCGAAGGCGGCTTGGTGCAAGTGACTACGTTTAGCGACGGTTTTCACAAGCATGTTAGGCAAGCCCAACAAAGCAATCATACCACACCGCCCCACCATGTCTAATCAGTTTTGCTTATGGATCGGAGTGGATTGATAAAGGAAAGTTCTTAAAATGGGATTTGGTCATACTCCCATTCGTCGCAGCCGGTAGCAATGATGTGCTCAGGCGGTACGGCGTTAAACTTAATGCAATGATCGCCTGCGCCGCGATGCTCGCACGTCAGGCACTGCGCAATAGGCAGGCATTTTAGCTCATTAGTCAGTGCTTCAATGCTGGTTTCAAGTGTTAGGCGGCGGCGTTGCAGTGTTTCGCGCGTGTACGACATGGTTGTCACTCCCAAATGATGTTAATCACGTTGTTAAACTTGCCGTTGCGTTTGTACGTTACGGCGGTTGGTTGGTGGGATGCGTTTTGCAGCGCGTTTAGGATGTGTGGCAGGCCTTCAAATTGATTCAGGCCATCCCATTCAAGCGATACGCCTGATTTCTCAAGATACTTGCTTACAAACCGCCTGCACTTGCGTTGATAAAATGGCTTTTCGTCATAATCAAAGACACCCAAATAGTGATCTATTGGCTCGTCCGCGATGCCGCCGTAGTAACGCGCCTTTAATGTCGTCTTGCCTGATGTGCGCGACTTGTGCAGACTCCACGCGACTTCAGACACAAACATCTCTTGTTCGCCGCCCATAATGTCATCTTGCCGTAAATACAGTTCTTTTTCCTTTCGTTCTGTCGGCTCGCGCTCAACCACGGGAAACTCAAAACCGCAGGCGTAGCAATGCTTGGCCTTTGGCGGCAAAATCTCATCACACTCAGGGCAAAGTCGAGGATTTTCCTGTTTTTGGTCAGGCGGCGCGACGGCAACAATTGCACCGTGTTTAGATACATTGCCTGCAAAGTCCAACACTAGGCAATCGGTGCAATGCTCTTTAAGGCGCAAGCCACGCCCAACCATTTGGATGTACAGGGCTGGTGACTCGGTGGGGCGCAGCATTGCAATTAGGTCAATATTTGGTGCATCAAAGCCCGTAGTGAGTACAGCCACATTGACAACTGCGCGGATTTCGCCACGCTTAAACCGCTTCAAAATGTCAGCGCGTTGCCCTTGCGGCGTATCGCCTGTTACGCATTCGGCGGTTATGCCGTGCTGTCTTAATTCATCCGTGACTGCCTGCGCGTGCTCAATCCCTGTGCAAAAAAACAGCCATGATTTGCGATCTGCGCCGCGCTTAATCACTTCGGACACAATGCCGTGATTAAGCTCGGGTTTATTGACTGCGGCTTGTAGCTCGCTTTCGATAAACTCGCCGCCGCGTCGGTGTACTCCATCTGTACTCAGCTTGACTGCTGTCAGCTTTGAGCGTAGCGGCGCAAGATAGCCGTCATTGATCAACTCTTCGATGCTTACAGGCTCAACCAAGGCATTAAATAAAACATCGTCGCCGACATGGATGTAACCATGCCCAAGCCTAAACGGCGTGGCAGTTAATCCAATGACGCGCAAGCGTGGATTGATTGCAGCGAGGTCGGCGATTAGGCTGCGGTACGCGCCCTCGTCCTTGTGGCTAATCAGATGGCACTCATCGACAATGACTAGATCGACGTGCCCGATTTGCGCGGCGCGACTGCGTAGGCTTTGCACGCCGCCGAAGGTGATTTGGTCGATGTTGCGGCGGTTTAGGCTCGCCGAGTAGATGCCGAGCGGCGCATTAGGCCAATGCTGGCGCATTTTTTCAGCGTTTTGTTCAATCAACTCTTTGACATGTGTCAGCATTAACACGCGAGTGTCAGGCCACGATTTGACAGCGTGTTTTACAAATGCCGCGATAATGTGGCTTTTGCCTGCGCCTGTTGGCAGGACTAGGCAAGGGTGTCCTGATTCGTTCGACTTGAACCATTCGTATAGATGGTCGATGGCTCGTTGTTGGTAGGGTCTTAACATTTGGTTTACTCCATGCAAAAAGCCGCCATGTTGTGAGCATGTGCGGCTTTTTTGTTTAGATTACCAAGGACGCTTGGCAGGCGCGGCGGCTTGTTGTGGTTGTGCGGCGGCCTGTTGCGGTTTGGCTGGCGCTGCACCGCTCAGTGGCTTGTACGCCTTGACCTCATTTTGTGCGCCGTATTGCTCGCTTGTGCGGATGTCAACCTTAACGATCAGCGTACCACCAATGAGTTGATCAGTATCTTCGATGGTGGCTAAACCAATCGCACGCATCACCGCGCCGAGTTGCTGGCGGCCAATCTCTTCAGCTTTCGCGGACTGGTTGCGGATGTTCAGGTTGCTAAACAGCACGCGGCCTTGATGCGTGGGCGCGATGACGTTTAGCTTCAGTTTGATGTATTGCCCTGTACCATCTTTGGTTGGTGTCAAATCCGCCGCCGCAATGCTTACGGTGTACTCGCCTGCTGGGATTGGCGCAAAGTCGCCGCCGGTTGATTCGGGCAATTCGTCTGCGCGGATGGTTGTGCCTAAAAATGCCATGATATTACACTCCGAGTTTGTTCAGGATTGAGCCCAAGTCAGGCTGTTCTACAGCGTCAACATATCCGCCGCGTTCTTTGGCTTGCCACAAGCCATCGGTTTTAGTTTGCAGATAGCGCGTCACATTGCCCTCCGCGTCTTTTTCATTGCGCAAGGCAAAAACAAAGTCAAACAGGTATGGCATTTGCTGGCCGAGCTTTTGACCGACCATTGCTGGTTGGTACAGCAAGCGGCCTGCTTCGTCCTGCGTCTTTTCGCACTTAGCGATAATCAGCAAGTGCTTCGGCAGGCCACTAAAGGCGCGGATCATTGCCACAATTGACTCTTGCGTCGCGCCGTATGCTTGACGCGGATCAACAGGCTTGCCGTTAACCATGCGCCCTTTTTCGGCTGCCAGCACAATTTCGGCAATCTCGCTAATCGAATCAATGACAACAGACTTAATGTGCTCAGCGTCTTGCGACGACAAGAACACAAATGCTTCGCGCAATTCGTCGATTGTCGTCACTTCGACATAGGGCAGGTCTGCGCCACGCAAAGACAGTAATCCGCCTTCTGCGCTGATGATAAATGGGCTTGGCAGTGTTGCGGCAAGCTTTGTCTTGCCTGTGCCTGCGTGTCCATATACGCAAAACTTCGCGTACACAGGCGTTTCGGTGGAAGTTCGCTTGATGCGATCAATGAGGCTCAATTTTATTACTCCTTTATCGCGGTCAGTCGTGACGGCGTATTGCTAGAATAGGTGATCTGGTGTATGTTGTCAACATGAGTTATCAACTTTTGGAGAAAAAAGTGAAAAAGCAAGACGCGATCAATCATTTTGGCGGCGTGAAACCGCTGGCCGATGCTTTGGGCGTGTGGCCTGCGGCAGTCTATAAGTGGGGCGAAAATGTGCCCGAGTTGGTCGCTTATAAACTGCATGTTATCACTGACGGCGCGTTAAAGATCGAAGCACAAGAAGGAATTAAAGCGAATGGCTAACATTATCGACATGCTGGGGCAAGCATTTACGCCGCCAGAAGTCGTGCCACAGCACCAAAAGCCTGCTGAGTTGCAGTTGGCCGAAGCTATTGCAAGCTATGGCATGATACCGCCGGACGATATCCGCTTAGACGGTTGCATCCATCGGTTTAGCGCGTCAGGCAAAAAGAGTGATGATGCAGGCTGGTATGTTGCATTTAACGACAAAATCCCCGCTGGTCAGTTTGGCAACTGGCGCGATGGTAGCGCCCATAATTGGCGGGCAGACGTTGGGCGCGATTTAAGCCCTGTTGAAAATATGGCGCATACTCGCCGCATTGCCGAAGCTAAAGCAGCACGGGAACGTGCTCAGGAAGCGCAGAAACAAGCGGCAAGCGATACAGCAGACACGATCTGGGCGAATGCTACACCAGCAAGCGATGATCACCCGTATTTACAGCGCAAAGGCATACAAGCGCACGGCCTACGCGTCACGGGTGACGGTCGATTGATTGCGCCGATGATGTCGCCGGATGGCAGCGTTGCCAGCTTGCAATTTATTGCAGCCGATGGTGACAAGCGTTTTTTATCCGGTGGGGCAGTCAAAGGCGCGTCATGGATGGTGGGCGCTTGGCTTGACACCGGCGCGGTATACATCGCGGAGGGCGTGGCGACTGCGGCAAGTATTCATGCAGCCACAAATCAGCCGTGTGTTATCGCATATAGCGCAAACAATCTTGAGTCTGTCGCTGTTATGGTGCGCGGTATTGCAGGCCAAGCGCGTGATTTAGTCGTGGTTGCAGACAACGATGATAGCGGCACAGGCGAGCGCGAGGGACGCAAAGCAGCAGCAGAAAGCGGCGCACGCTTTGTTATGCCGCCGAGCTTAGGGGATGCCAACGACTACACGCAAAGCGGCGGCGACTTGCTGGCATTGCTTGCCCCACCTGCAAGCGACTGGCTGATTGATGCTAACGACTTTTGCTTGCAGCCGTCGCCGATCAAGTGGCTTATTAAGCATCACCTGCAATCGGATGCGCTGATTATGGTGCATGGGCCATCTGGCGGTGGGAAAACCTTTAACGTGCTTGATATGTGCCTAAGTATTGCGAGCGGCAAGCCTGAGTGGTGCGGTCACAAAGTTAAACGCGGCGCAGTGGTTTATCTCGCTGGCGAGGGTCATCACGGGCTGCGTGGGCGGATCGCAGCTTGGAAGCAGCACCACAACGCAGGGAAACTTGACATGTGGCTAAGCAAGGCAGGCACAGATCTGAACACGCCAGACGGCTATGCGCGTGTGCGTGACAATATCAACGCGCTACCTGTTAAGCCTTGCCTGATCGTTGTTGATACGCTACACCGGTTTTTGTTGGGTGATGAAAACAGCGCACAAGATGCAAAAACAATGCTCGATGCCTGCGGTAATCTAATGCAAGAGTTTGGGGCGAGCGTTTTGCTTGTGCATCACACCGGCGTGAGTGACGAAGCACAGCACCGAGCGCGTGGATCGTCGGCGTGGCGTGGCGCGTTGGATATTGAGCTTTCTGTGATCCCTGCTAAAGATGGCGCACCCATGCAGCTTGTGCAGCGCAAAAGCAAGGATGCTGAATTGGCCGCGCCGATTTATTGCCGCTTGGCGAGCGTACCGATTGCAGGATGGTTTGACGAAGATGGCGAGCAAGTGACTAGCGCGGTGGCTGTACAGGTAGATGCTGATGAGTGCGCAAGCCTGAGTAAGTCGGACATGCCTAAGCGCGTGCTAGAGGCCAAAAAACGCTTTGAAGATGCCTGCATTGCGCTAGGTGACATTAAGGATGGCGGCGTGTATCTAAGCGCGTCTGCGTGGCTGCATCACGCTAAAGAGGTGGCAGGCGACAGCAAGACAGATGCAACCGTGCGCAAGGATGTTAGCCGAGATAAAAAGACGCTGTTAGATGAGGGGTTGATCAGCGAGTTTGAGCAGGGTTTTTTGTGCTCTGATCCTGTCGTTTTGCTGATCCGCTCGAGTGCCCTAAAGTGATCAAAAAACGAGCGCGGCAAACGCGGCAAAAGCGCGGCATTTTAATTTTGCCGCGGCTGCCGCGCAGGGGGCAAAAAGTCACAAAATGCGCTGGAAAGCGCGGCAAAATTATGTTAGGCTGGACAAAGTCGCCTAACTAATTGCCGCGCTTGCCGCGCTATGTGATGCGGACGGGTTCGAGTGAGTTGGTTTGGCTAAAAGGTGGTGTTTACATCACCTTTTTTTATTGCAAACAAAAGTACAATATAGTATTGTTTATTCTCATCAACCAAGAGGTGTTTTTTATGAAAAAGTTTCGCATGAGTGCGGAGATTGCGCGTGTTCTTTTTGAGGCTAAAGACGGTGTATTGTTTTGGTCGGACAATGGCGCGGTGAACGAAGCGGTTCGTGGCCGTCGAGTGGGGGCGACAAGCAGCAATTTTGAGCAGACTTCGTATCTTGGTAATCGTTACGACACAGCCGACCTATTGTACCTTGTCGAGCGCGGCGAATGGCCTCCATACGAGGACACAAAAAAAGGACTCCAAGCCAAAGTGCAAAAAAAGAACACAGCAAAACGTGACAGCCGAGCGTACAGCCGAGAGATGCAGAATGTTATTGCTGAACGTCTAAGCGTTATTGAGGACATGTTGCGAGGTGAGGAATGAGCGAAAACAAAAGGGCTGTTCGACGTCGCTACTTTGAAAAGTTGGTAGCGGTGTCTATGCAGATCAATCCTGAGACCGAGCCAAAGGTAGCGGCGCGTATCTTGGAGTTAAAACGGAAAAAGAAGGTCACGGCGTTTTTAAAAGACGCTTTGGAAAATTACAAAGTTGATGAGGTGTGAAGATGAACCTATACGACTACGGCGACGAACTCGCCACCAAAATTTCAGCCGTCCAGCAGATGATTGAGGACGGTGAGGAAGTTGAGGGCGAAGCGGTGCAGGCTGCTTTGCGTGACATGGTGAACGCTGAAGGCGATTTGCACGCCAAAGCTGCAAACGTGGCGCTGTATATCCGCGAATTGAAGGCGCAGGCTGAAGCAGTCAAAGCTGAACAGGATCGGTTAGCTAAACGCCGAGCAAGCCTTGTACGGCGTGCTGAGAGCCTGACCGATTATCTGTTAGGCGCATTGCAACAACACGGCATTGATCAAGTCAAAACGCCATTGGTGACGGTGTCGGTGCGGATCAATCCGTGGTCGGTTGAAGTGGCAGACACAAAGACATTGCCGCCTGAATATCTGACGGTCAAAGTCGAGCCGAACAAAAAGGCGCTGTTGGCTGCGCGTGAGTCGGTGCAGTTTGACGGCGTGACATATCAAAAATCCATAAGCTTACGCATCAGTTAATCAGTAAAACTGATTGGAATTAACGCGCAAAAACAGCAAAAATCAGTGTGTGGCTAGGGTAGCTCCCGACAAACGTGAAACGTCTAGCACGTTGCCACACTCAACACTAGACGAAACCTTAGACGAGGTTTGTATGTTCAAACTGATCGCCTGCGTTGTGACAAATGGCGGCACGCATCAAGAGTGCGCACCAAGCGCAGTTTATCAAGCTCAAACTGAATGCCATGCCAATGCCGCAGTCGTTGAAGATGACGCGATGGCGGATGGCTTTTTTGTGGCTGCTGTTTGTGTCGAGGTGGAGTGATGAGTCTACAAGGACAGCTCGCAATCGCGCAGCGCAAAGGGCAAAAGCATTTTACGTTTTGCTACAACGTGGCAGACATGGCAGACGCTAGTGACGTGCGCACCGCAATGCACGGCAACGACTTGGCTAAAAACGCATGGCTGTGTAACGGATATTTTTGGTGGTCGGCGGTTATTACCGTGTTTAGCCCAAACGCTGACGGCACGGTGACAGAGATCAAAGCGTACTGCCGCGATACGATGCGCCGCCGTCCGCACGACTTAACCAAAGACCTGCACAAGGCGATTGAGCGGCTACACAAAGAGCACCCAGACGCTGAAATGTCAATCAGCACTGTGTCGGTAACTTGCAGCGTGGTGCGCCCAAAATGGAATTCTTGATTTTGCTGCGGTCGTGGCTTCGGCTCAAAATCGGCAATATTCGGCAGCTTGCCAAGATCAGCGGTTTTTGTTTGTGTCGAGGTGGAGTGATGATTGACCAATTTATCGACCTGCTACGCGCATGGTTAAGCTTGGGTATCGGCACGGTGGAGCAGCTTGCCGAGG